GGCCTTTGGCATCATTTGGTGAACAACCAGGATATACCTATAATTATGCTCAAGACGATTGTTGTTGTTCTTTAATTTTGGGTAGTCATGGTATGAAACAAAATGGTTTTATAGCAGGTTTTCATATTCAAGGCACTAAATGTGGGACTGGTTGGGGTGCAGCTTTAACGTTAGAGGATTTAGATGAGTCTGATAAATATTTTCAGAATTTATTTACACCAAAACCACCCGGAGCAGGTTCACAACAAGTTTTTATGCAGCATAGTACATTACAACCTTATATTTCAGAAGAAATACATAGGTTAAATATGTTGCGTTATATACCAGATGGTTCTTTAATTTTTTATGGTGAATTGAAAAATGTTAATACTGTTCATCCAAAAGATTCTGTTCATGATTCATTAATAGCTAACGAGGTAAGGGATGTTATGGGTGATTGTGAATTTTATAAACCACCAAAAATGAAAGGTCATTACTTATATAATGTTTGGATAAAAGATCCTCGTCGAGAATCATTAGAACATATAGTTACCATGGAAAATACTCTTGACACGAATATACTTGAAGATGCTGCACGTGCTTATTTTAAGGATATTTGTAAAGGTGTTAAAGATGATTTTCGTGAAATCTCAGTTTTGTCCGATTATGAAGTTGTTAATGGCATTCCTGGCATGTTATTTGTTCAAGGTATTAAAAGAAATACTAGTGGGGGATTCCCTATGATGGGTCCTAAAACTAGGTATTTGATTGATCAAGTAGAAGAAGGTTATCCAGAAGGCGTCATGTATAGTCCAGAAGTTATGGACAGGATAGGTTATATACAGGATATCTTAAAAAATGATACTTGTTATAATCCAATATCTGTTAATTTTATGAAAGATGAACCTGTCAAGAAGAAGAAACGAGATGAACAAGTCAATTGTGGTGACTTTAGTGGTTGTCCTTTTGATTATAGTGTGTATAAGTATAAACCAACACGGGCATTTTTCGGTGCTAGTGCAGATTGGGCATTTATTTTTAAAAAATATTATGGGATGGCAATACGATTTATTCATATGAGGCCTATTCTATTTGAATGTTTAGTGGGAATAGATGTATCTTCCGCTGATTGGAGTTTGTTATATAATTATTTAACAAAATTTGGTTCAGATAGAATAATTGCAGGCGATTATTCTAAATTTGATAAGAAATTATGTGCTCAATTATTGCTTTATGCTTGTACTATTATGTATAAAATGTTATGTAAGAGTGGTAATTTTACAGTTGAACAATTGGTTATTGCCAAGACTATGATTTTTGAAACTTGTCATCCAACAGTGTTGATAGATCATAATTTGTGTCAATTACCAGGTTCTCTTCCTTCAGGTCATCCTGCCACTGTTATTATTAATTCTATATGTAATTCTCTTTTGATGCGTATGTGTTTTATTAAGTGTGGGTATGACGTGGAGAAATTTAAAAATTATGTCAACTTAGCTACTTATGGTGATGATAATATAGCAGGAGTTAGCAGTGAAGTCAATTTCGGAATGGTTGAAATTTCATATCACATGAAATCTTTGGGACAAAAATATACTATGTTTGATAAAAGTGATGAAATAGTTGATTATTCACATATTAGTGATGTCAATTTTTTACAACGATCTTTTGTTGAATTTTATTATTTAGACTCAAAATATATTATTTCACCATTGAACTTTAATTCTATGCTTAAGATGATTACTC